TATAATCAACTACAATGGTCATCTACCCACTCCTGTGTTTCGTATATACCTTTGAACCCTACTAAGGTTGCTCCAGTATCAGTATTGATTACTGTAGGTACACTACGTACTTTATATTTAATAGCGACATCTATGTCCTTACCGATGTCCACTTCTTTATAGTCAATTCCATAATTGTTTAGCACAGCAGATACAGCCTTACATGGCGCACAACCTTCTGTGTAGAATTTAATTATCATTCTTTAGCTGCCCCATGTAGTGCTTTATCATACAAACGACAGGCTTCTGTGATCTGTTTAGGTTCTAGCGTATTATCATCAGGTATAAGTAACACCTGTAAGCTTTCCACACAATCCTGTCTTAGTAGCTCTAAAGCTAGCCCTCTCACCTGTCCTTTCATCTCAGTATTCCTCTTGGTACACAGCAGTTCTAATCATTTCGGTAACCTCATAAGCCCTATAGCCCACCTGCTTTGCCCAGAGACTGTCCATAAACTCATCAGCGGACATTTCGTAGTCACCAGCTTCTAAGGCATCTAGTGCTTTAGAGAACTTAAGGAACCTAGGAAGGCCCAAGTTAAAGCACATATCCACTAAAGCGTCAATACGTACACAGTCAAGCTCAAGCAGCCAAGGTAACGCTTGACTTAATTCTTCCTCCACACGCTCAATGTCATTGCTCAGTAAATAACTAATCTCCTCTTGGGATAAACCTAAGCCAAAATCAGGGTCAATGTTCCTACCGATTCCTATTGTAATCTTACCTGCTGTACACTTGTAAGCATGAGACTTAGAACCTTCATGTGTCGTAAGCATTTTAATTAACTTACTCATTTGTTACCCTCTACTGGCTGCTTATTATGTTGAGCCGATAAAATATCTACTGCGTTAAACCTGTCGTAAAACTCCACTTGCATCTGTAGTACATGGATAGCCTTAGTAAGGTCTTGACGGTGAGTACCTTTCTCTCTTGTCAAGTATTTATTTACTTTAGTGTAGATAGCTGCTTGTACACCTGAGTAACCAAAGTTAGCAAAGGTACTCTCAAGAGGCTGGATACCTTGCTTAGTGTAATGGTCACCGCCTACTTGAGTATTTGTGGCTGAGGTTAGTGTATCTATGTCACCAAAGTCATCGAACCACGGTTCTTGTTTATCTAGTTCTCTGGTCATTCCGCATTCCCCTCTTTATCTGTAAACATATCTAAGTTTTTAATTATTAAGTCTTCATAACGGTCAACTAATGACTCACTTGTGATGCCTAACACTTCACATAAGAAGTCAACATCATAGTTTTTAAGTAGCTGTTCTCTTATTTCTTCATAGGTGCTAGACATTTTAAATGCTCCAGTAGTTCATCTATAGTTTTCATAGTGAAATGTGCAAGACCTTCCTTATCACACCACTCACCTAGGTTCATCTTAGAGCCTTTACGTAGGCGCTTACGTGAGTCAGAGAATACAAAGATAAGAGGGCGATCTATCTCGTCCCTGATAGCCTTGTACTTCTGTGTGTCACCCACTCTAAAGAATCCTTTGCACTCTATCATGGCTCCTGTGCGCTCACATATGAAGTCTGGTACGTACTTCTTATGTATTGTGTAAGGAAGCCTGTAAGGTTCATACTGGAATCCCGTAGTGCCCACAGCGTCACTAAAGGCGCTCTCTAGGCCTGACCTAAACTTTACTTTAGACATCTAAAGTCTCCTCTATCGTTAGTCGTCTAAAGCCGTCCCAAGTACGCCTCATGTACAACAGATTCCAGCATACCTCAAGTCTGTCATGCCAATCGTCTGGATGCGCTAGTCTCCACGCTTCCCTTACTTTAGCTAGCATATCATCTTTAGATACATCTGTCAATAGCTTTTCAGCTTTCTTAGGGCCAATACCCACAAGACCTTGTATGTTATCCGTAGAGTCTCCTGTTAGCATCTGTATGCACATCTTATACCAGCCTTGATCTTTGCATATGTAGTATAAGGTTTCTTTGGTGAAGTTGTAATGCCAACCTTCTACCATGTCTATGTCCTTATCTATATGTGCTATAACAAAATGCTCCTTAGCGTCTAAAGCCTCTTGTGCCCATATGCTGACTACATCATCAGCCTCACAGTTATCACTAGCAAAGTGCCCTAGGCTATAAGCATACTCGTTGAGTTCTCTACGCCTCTCTGTTAACTCAGGATTAGGGTCTTCCTCTTGTTCTTTAATCTTACGTTGTCCTTTGTAGTCCTCTGCTATGTCATACCTGAAGTTACCTTTGCCCTTGAGTGCTACCTTAGTCACTGTGCTACAGGTGTTCCACTCAATATCCTCAATGGCTTTATCGTAGTATTCCTTAGCTTTGGTCAGGCTAATGTCAGACTTAAGTGCTATACGGTATATCAAACTGTCAGCATCTACGAAGCAAATGTCAAAGGGCTTTCCTTTGTTATTCTTTATGTTCATAAAGCTCCTCAATGCAGCGTACTGCTATAGTTAGGTCTATCTTAAACCACTCATTCTTCCTATCTTCACTCAAGGCCTCAAGTGCCTTATGAGCCTTGACTTCTCCTGTGTGACGATTCTCTATGGTAATACTATGCTCCAGCTTATAGGCTCTAAATGGGTCGCTGGTCTGATAGTTCTTAAGGCGGTCTGCTGCATCACCTGCTTTACCTACCTTAATCCATTCGGGCCATGCGTCATTGGTAATTAAGTAAACATCACCTTTAGTGGTCTTGTTGTAGTTAACAAAAGAGCTAAAGGCTGCATCGTTGAATGATTTATAGTTGCCCCTCTTCCATAAGGGATGCTTTCGTGAGACATACTTACCATTAACAGTCATACGCTGGAAATTAGTTTCGGGGTTGTTTGCAGGATTGTTTTTTGTATTAGTTGCTTTATAACTAGCCGCCCGCCTCTCTTTATTATTTTGATAATACTGATGTCTGTACGTTGTTACTTCTTCTTTAGTCTTCATAACTCCTCCTAATGTGTTTCAGCCCAACTCAAGCCTACCTTATAATCACCAGCCAAAGGACACCTAAGCTTAAAGTGAGTACCTGCCGCCACTATACAATCTGCCGCCAGCCTGCCAAAGCGGTCAGCATGGGCCGCTAGCACCTCAACTTGAAATTCATCGTGGACATTACCAACGAATCTATAGTCTAACTTCCACAGCTTTGAATACTTATCCAACAGAACCAAAGCTTGCTTCATTACTAAAGCACCTGCTGACTGCAATAGCGAGTTTAAGGCTGCATGTTCTGACCTGATGAATACCTTACGTCCATCTAAGCCTGTTATGTAGCCCTTACTCGCTGACTGTGCTACATTAGCCTTAAGCTCCGCAAGTGCTGGTGTCGCCTTTAGGAAACTCTCCTTTAGCTTCTTGCCCTTAGCCCTACCACCGCCCACTATAGAGCCAATCTTCTCGTCACCTGCACCGTACAAGTAAGCGTATATAAACGTCTTAGCTTGATTACGTGTTGCAAGCCCTGCGGCCTTTTGGTTAGCAGTGTGTATGTCACCTGTGAGTATAGTCTCCGTATACTCTGCATCATCCATGTAGTGAGCTAGCATCCTCAGCTCAAGTCCTGAAGCGTCTATGCCTACGAGATTATAGCCTTTAGCTACTATCCAACATGAGCGACATTCAGGCCCATACAAACTGCCTGAGGAGGGCACCTGAGCCAAGTTAGGTTTACTGTGTGTCATACGTCCCGTTACGGCTCCATTAGTATTAACATATCCGTGGACTCGTCCTGTGTCCTCATTGGCAGCCTCAAGCCAACTAGAGACTTGAGCAATGCGTTTGCCTACCAATAGGTAGCTAGCAATCAACTCAGCCTCAGGTATACCCTTGACATTCTTAAGTACGTCTTCTGATACTATAGCGTGGCCTGTCTCAGTAAAGACTGTAGGCTTCCATCCAAAGTGCTTAAGGTAGCGTCCTATTTGCTGTCGACTGCCTAAGTTGAAGATAGGCCAATCAATGCGTGAGAAGTCACCTCCTACCTGAGTCCATTGGTCACCTAAGAACTTAAGACCAACTATGCTCATAGAGCCATCCTTCTTAACCTTAGGTCTTACCTCCTTTACAAATGTTGGCAAAGGAATGAATACTCTCTGTACTTCCTCCTCCAGCCTAAATGACTCCTCCTTAAGACCAGCAACTAAATCTCTGGCCTTAGGTTGATCTAAGAGCCACCCGTTTCGTATTTGCTTCTGTATGATATTTTGTACGCTATGCTCAAGTGTAACGCACT